CTCTGTGCAATAAAGCAGTTCATCCCATGCCCCCATACTCCTTTGGCCTTTCCCTGAGCCTTATACACCCCTGTAGCACCACAATGAGGGCACGTTCCCACCGAATCATGTTGCGGGACCGGGATTATCTTTTCAAACTGTCCCTCGTAGGTGTCTTTGCTTCTGACCGCTGCCTCCGTCACCTGTCCGCATGCAGAGCAGGCTATATCCGCATATCTTCCATGACGCTTGTAGTACAGGAAGTGTTCTGTTCCGATACCTGTTTTTTTCGCCCAGTCTTCCAGTCCTTTCGGAAGCGGCGGGGTGTTCTGTTCCCGTTCTTTAAGCCTGTCCGCACGTTTGTCTTCCCTTTTCTGGACTCTTTGCGCTTTGATGTTATAGATCAGGCTCTGCAGGGCACCTACCCAGGTGGTGTATTTCTGTTCCCACGTATCTCCAGTAAACTTCCACACCATATCTCCCTGGGACCTAGCCATATAACACTTGTTGTCTCTTTTTTTGCAGTTACTGCCAATCTTTTCCCTTTCTTCATCCAGACCTGCTGCCGACCAGACCCCTGCATCCGGATAATACAAGCCCCAGTCCTTCTGGGTAAACACCATCCGGATCCACGGGGTCTGCAGCTCCCGTTTTTTATTTTCGTAAACTTCAACAAACAGATGGCTCTCTCCACGGATATCCTGCAAAAATACAACTGCTGTGTTACGATACTGTTTGTCTGCCCTGACACCGCCCCGGAAAGGGATCTTTTCTATCTCCTTTTTCTTCATTTCCTGCTGCCTCCCAGATAGTAATCACGGATCAGTTTTTTTGCGGTACCCATGTCCGGATCTCCGAAGGTCACTTTTCTGGCGTTGACTCCTGCAGCCTTTATGATCTCCTTGTCCACAGGTACCTGGTTCTTAAAGGCATACTTCAAGATCTCTGCGATGCACTGCTTCAGGCTCTTTCCTTTCTTGCGGACCTGGTGTGCGACCATCTCATCCTCCATGCAGAGCCCACGGATATACTCCACCCAGTCATTCATCAGACCGGCCAGTTTCAGAGATCCGCATTCCACATCCAGTTTCCCCATGGCGGCCGTCACAGCATCGCAAAGATACGGGATATCGCCGGACTGATACATCTCAACATAGTCTTCCGGGATGCCGTTCTCCTGCGCCATCACTTTCAGGCTCTGAATATCTCCTTCATTCAGCAGGTTCTCTGCAAGCTCGTTGATCTCCCTGCAGCTGCTCATCTCTCCAAATCTTTCGAACATTTACATCTTCTCCTTTCGTTCACTTCATGCATTCTTCCCGGACTTTATCCGTAAAATACTGTAATTTACAACGATGACAGAACCAGTCCAGTTCTTCCTGTAACAGATCTTCCTGTCTGTGGCAGCACAGGTTATCGCAGACAAAGGTTCCCAATTCCTCAAGGCATTCATCTATTTCATCGCATTTACTCTGATTTCCCATTTCTTCCTCCCTGTTCAATAATGGTATCCTGACATCTGACACATTACTTTTTGCCCAGTTTGTTTCTCCACGTCTTTTTCGCATCTTCCCGCCGCCATCTGTTCCTGAAGCCAGCCGGAGTAACTGTGTTTATCAGTGTTTGCGGTTATTTCCAGTCGGTGTTTTTCTGCCAGCTCCCAGATGTTCTTCCATAAATCTGCATTTCTGATCAGGCCACCTTTTGAATCCTTCCAGGCCGTTTCTGCCATTTCTGAAAGTTTCGTAATGTGTGCCGCCACGTAAGCATCTTCTGTATGTACGCAGATTCTGCTTGTTTTCGTGATCCTGGATAGTGCAGCCGCAAGGTTCTGAAGGTTTGCACTGTGGTAAGTCCCGGATATACGGCTGAACCCTTCTACAGTCCGGATTGCGCCGGCGCAAATCGTCTCAAGGACATACCCGCACCTTCTGTCCATATTCTTTTGTACTTTGCTGTCTGTTTCCAGATATATGTCTACTTTCCACACTCTCTTCTCACCTCAGATCTGCAGCTTTATGCATGTATAATGCCGGTATGGGAACCCTGTGACCGGATTGATACCCATATGTACGGATTCCAGATCTATGTAATACCCTTTTGGAGCTTTTGGATAGATCATGTGTCCATACTTGTCCACCAGGCTCCTGCGGTTGATCACCTTCTGTTTTGGTTCTTTACGGATCAGGTTCCTAGAAGGGTGATATCTCTTTACGCCTTCCGGCTCCCATTCTTCCAGCGGCTTGGCGATATATTCTGCCAGATCCGCAAAGCCTCCGGTGTCATTGACAGAACGGATGTTGATGTGTCCCTTCGTCCACAACTCCGTAAAAATCATGTCTGTACCTGTGTTCTCTGTCTGGATCCGGTTCACTAGGATATGCACATGGGGTCCTCCACGTTTTCCGATCTGCAGGCGGTATATGTACTTCAGTTCTTTTCCTAGCTTCCGGTATCTTTTCCTTACCTTTTTGATCAGGTCCGTTACATCCTTCTTCATCTGTTCCCATGCGGGGCGGTCCCCTTTTCGGTATGTGATTGTCATCCAGTAATCATACTTTCCAAAGTTCCACTTGATCAGTCTTCTCAGGTCCCGCTCTCGCTTCCACTTGTTCTGCCTTTTGATATCCTCCGGAGAAGCTTTCTTCCTCTTCTCTCTCTTCTGTCCTCTGGCTCCATAACGTCCTGTGTGTTTCTCTTCTATCTCCAGGGATTCCCCACAGTCCCATAAGTGCCTTACATACGCACATCTCATATCTCACCTGGTCCTATCTCTAATACTCCTTATCAAGCCTGCAAGGGGACTTATACCCCAAAAATAAATACGGGCTTTTCACCCATGCCGCTTGACTGTTCTCCTCCCAGATGCTATGATGTTATTGAACGTTTACATCTGGGATTTTTCCCTTTGCCAGCACACTGCTATGTGCTGGCATTTTTTTTCTTCATTTCTGATACCCCGTCCCGACCACGGCCACAAACGCCACCTGCCAGAACAACCCTGCCATCAGGAGCATCTCTGCCGGGCTTCTCCACTGCCAAAATGGAAGGTTCGCTATTGGAAGGGCTATAAAAAGGGATATGATCGCATCTCGTTTCATTTTTTGCCTCTTTTCTTATGTTCCTCATCCACCAGAGGGCGGAGCTCTGCAAGTTCCTTCTACCCCACGGATTTTCTTATGTAATAATCATTCACTATCCGGGATACGTTATCTATGATCTTCTGATTGTCTTCCGGAGTGTTGTTCTTGCAGTAGTCGTCGTGGATCCGGATTACTCCTCCGGATCCGTTTTTGATTTCTTTGATAACTGCCATCTGGTTCACCTCCTGTTTTATCGTATGAAGATTGTATTTGTTGTGTTTATAGAATTTTTACTACTTTGTCGAACGCTTTTTCTTGCAGTTTCGACAGTACGCTCCTATTCTATATATACAGGGTGCTGACACACCCGAGTACATATGGAAGGAGGGTTAATTATGCGAAGATCTCAGACACCGTTTAATGGCAAACGTTTTCTGCTTAATATCAATACCGGCGAAATTCACGACTTGGATAATGAAACAGCAGAATGCAAAATTGATGGGATGCCCAAACGGAAATGGCTGTTACTATTGCCTACGGGATAAAGACGATCGGTCTTAACCCTTCCTTACGACCTGCATCATTAATCCGGCGCAGGTCTTCTTCTGTTATCTTGCTTTCCAGATGTTCTACTAAAGCTTCTGGATTATCGTGGAATCTTTTTCCAAATTCTATAATTATGCGAGCTGCAAGATCTGTATTTGTCTGTTTTAAGAGATCAAATCTGTTCATTTTTTCCACCTCTTTATAAAAATTTAAGCAAATTGTCGAACGTCTTTCATTGACTGTCGAGCTGTATGCTCCTATCCTGTAAATACAGGCACTGCCATGCCGAGTATCAAAGAAAGGAGGATCTTTATGGAAAGAAAGTATTCTGTAACTGGTTTTTGTCCAAAAGCAAACAAGGACATCAAGGTATCAGCCACATATGTCTTCAACACTAATGTATGGGAAAAAGGCATTAGCGAACTCCCTTGTTCATCTCCGTGTAAAGACGAATGTCCTATTCTCGCTTCTGCTCCAGATGAATTAAGGAGTATCTAAAACCAGTTCTATTCCATTCTCCCTGCAAAGCTCTACCATTTTATCTTTAGGAATTACACCCGATGCAAGCAGTCTACTGATTGATATGTATTGTCCTTTATATGGTTCCGGCAATGCAGGGAGCATTTTTGCGTCTAACGTAACATTCGTTGCTTTCAGTTCGATCTGTAACACAGGAAGTCCTTTGTTTTCTTTGTAACTCTGTGAAAATCTCACTCCTGCAACTCCCGGAAGCTCTTTTCCGTCAATGAAAAGTTTTGTGTTTGTAATTCCATCTGTCTGAATTAATATTTGTGGTTTTCTTATGTTTTCCATCCTAATTCTCCTCTTGGTCTGACATAAATATTGACTTTCTACTGTTTCTCTCCTATTCTTTTCTTACAGGGCACTGGCATGCCCGAGTATCTCAAAAAGGAGAAAATATCATGCAATTGACGCCTGACTGTATACGTGATGTTTTACTTGAACTTGAAACATTTCATATGGGTGCATACAAAGCTGATGAATTTCAAAACTCTATATCATCACATGATCATGAACAAGTTCTGTATACCCTCATTAAATTGTTTGAGGGTGGCTATATAAACGCTCAATACGAACGATCACCTGCTGGCCAGTTGATTACATTTCGAGTTTATGATATGACTTTTCAGGGACATGAGTTTCTTGAAAAAATTCGGTCAGATACCGTATGGAATCAAAAATTAAAACCTGTTTTTACAACCATCGGTTCCATGTCTTTGGATGTAATATCCAATGTAGCAAATAGCGTCATAACATCCCTCGTCTTAAAAAAACTGAACTTATAATTTAAAAAGCTTTTTTGCTGCGAAGTGGGTGCATTCTTCCAGATCCTGATTATCCGGAAGTTTGTATCCGCTTTTTTCGATATAATAGATAAGTGCTGCACAAGAAATGCTTCGAGTCAGCCACCCTACGGCGCATATCGCTGTTGATATAACAAAAACTGCTGTTATCACCTCTCTCACCTCCTAAGCTGGTTCTTTCTGATTGTTGACTTTTGCTTGTTCTTCTCTTATTCTGTTATTACAGACATAGCTCTTCTTTTTCAGATAAGTCAGTTTATACTCCGTTTGAGGAAACCGATTACTATAAGACTTTTTCTTCAAAAGCTATTCGCTCTTACGCTTCAAAAAGATCAACTATTCATAAATATCTTGGTTTTTTCACTCCTCTTGGGAAGAATTTTTTTGAAGTCTGCGTAAAGTAACCAACGTATTTTCATTGCTTTTAATTGTCATTTCACACATTTCTTTTACATAGCCATCTACTTTCTTGAAATAGTAGGTGGCTACTATTTTGGCTGTGATTGCTGATACAATTACGGATGCCATAATCACTATCACCTCTCTCACCTCCTATCCGGCCTTACGGGCCTCAATGGTTATCCTACAAGCCTTCTTTCCTGTAATACTGTTGTAATATCTTTCATAAAATGCTAAAATTCTTTCATAATATAATGAAAAGAGGTATTTTATGTCGGATTACAATGATTCTCTCAAACGCATGACTAAAATCATGTCTGATAGTTTGCTTTGTACATCACAATTTCATAAAGCCGTAACTTCTTCTACTGCTTTTGCTACTACTCAAAGTGTAGCTAAAATCATGGAGCCGTATCGAAATTTGTGTGAAAATTTCAAAACCGC